CTCGAAACACCATACATAACACCACTCAAGCAATGTCCCCAGATTGACGACTTTCCATTTTCAAAATTCCAAAAATATTTTTTCCTAAATTTTTTATATATATTAGTGGTATTATATTGACAATTATAAGTAACTAATAAATGAGATATGGCAACTACCTCCCTCCAAACACTATCTAGCCAGTACGGTTCATTGGGCATCGCTAAACTCACATCTCAGGAAGAGGTATATGTGCAGCGCAGGACTCAGGGGCTTAATCCCAGCGCAGCAGCTAGGGCAGCTGGTTTTCGTTACCCAGCCAAAGCGGTCGCTGAGATGGCTGACAGAGATGACATAAAACTATGCATTAGTTACTTGAGAGAAATGCAGCGGCAGATGGCCATTAACGCGGGTGCAATAGATTTCACTAAAGACGACGCAACGGTTCTCTACCTTGAGTCCCACGCTAAAGCTGAAACAGCGGCAGAAGAAATACGTGCTGTCGATTCCCTTGTAAAACTCCACGGCCTAGCAACGCCTGAACGGGTGGAGCTGAACATTACTCGACGTGACCAACTAGAGGAGATGGACGACAAAGAGCTGTTAAAAATGACAGGACAGGATATCCAATTGTCACCTGCTGATTACGCAGAGGTGCAAGAATAATGAGCATGAAAGCACAATGTCTTGAGTGCCTAAAGACACTCGAACACTTTGAGATGTATGACAAGGAGAACTGCATATCATGTGCTAAAGAGCTTGGCATATTTGAGCAGCCTAACAACCATGAAGAAGTGGCTCGAATAGAGCAGGAGGTAGTACGTGTTACGCAGGAGGAAAAAGCAGAGTTTGACAAAGAGGCAGAGGCTAAGAAGGAGTTGGCGGAGCGAGAACTTGCAAGGCGTCGACTACTTCCGTTCATTAAACGCGTAAACCCTGAGTATTCACCGGGATGGGTACATGCAGATATATGCGAGCGTCTGGAGAAGTTCGCTAGTGATGTGGAGAACAGGAAAAGTCCCCGACTCATGATCACAATGCCACCGAGACACGGAAAATCAGAGATAGGCTCGAAGACATTTCCAAGCTGGTATCTGGGGCGCAATGCGAAGCACGAGGTAATCATATGCTCGTATGCAGCAGACTTGGCGGAGGATTTTTCACGTAAATGTCGAGATTTGATTGGCGAGCCTAAGTACAAGTCGGTATTTAAAACTCGACTATCCACAGATTCGAAGTCCGTGGGTAAATGGGTGACTAATGAGGGCGGCGGTCTTACTGCGGCAGGTGTGGGTGGACCCATAACAGGTCGTGGTGCGCACGTAGGTATAATCGACGACCCTGTTAAAAACAGAGAAGAAGCTGAGTCGGAAACAGTTCGCCAAAAGGTGAAGGACTGGTATTCATCAGCATTCTACACCCGACTTGCACCCGGAGGCGGGATATTGATTATCCAGACGCGCTGGCATGACGATGACTTAGCGGGTCACCTACTATTTGAGCTGGCAGAAGCGGAAAAAGAAGCCAAAGAGGAGGGTAAACCTGTTTCAGACGATGTGGATAAGTGGGACTTGGTGGAATATCCAGCTATCGCCACATTTGATGAGCTGTATCGCAAAGAGGGCGAGCCACTGCACGAGGAGCGTTACCCACTTGCTGCGCTACGCCGTATAAAACGAAACATGATACCCCGAGATTGGGAGGCGCTGTACCAGCAAAAACCCGTCAGTGATGATGGTGATTATTTCACCAGAAACATGTTCAGATACTACAAACCCGCTGAATGCCCCCCAATCGGTGACCTAAGGGTTTATGCTGCGGCGGATTTGGCCATATCGACTAAGCAAACGGCGGATTATTCAGTGTTTGCGGTGGTGGGTATCGACAGGCAACAGAACATATGGCTACTCGACATAGTGCGAGGGCGCTGGAATGCGCTGGGTATCATAGACCGAATGTTTGAGATACAGGTGAAGTATGGGCCAGAGCTGTTTGGCATAGAAACAGGCCAGATTGAGCTGACCCTAGAACCATTCATACAAAAAGCAGAGCAGGAGAAGGGCATATCACTGCGATACGAGAAGCTGAGAACACGGGGCGTGGACAAGGGCGTGCGTGCTAGGCCGCTTCAAGGTCGTATGGAGCAGAACAAGGTGTATTTTCCTACACTTGAGTCAACGCCTTGGATGTCGTCACTCCAAAATGAGCTTTTGAAGTTCCCGTTGGGCAAAAACGATGACCAAGTGGATGCACTAGCGTGGATTGGGCAGATGATTATGTTATTTGGCGTGAGAAACGAAAAGAAGATCGCTTCGCCTAAAACGTTCAAGGATAGATTGTCGCAGTTCGGGGGAGGTAATAAGGGTAAGCGCCATAAATCGGGCATGTCTGCATAAATAGTACACTATCTTAACAGTAACTGATATTATGCGCATAAATTCTACTGATATTATTAGTGGCGTATTGCGACACCCCAAAAAGCACCGCCAAATTGGAGCAAATAGCTAGATGCCAGAATCGCTTAAAAAATCCGATGGTGCTACATCACAAGTAGCGGCAGATAACCATCATCGTTTCCGCGAAGCATTAGAAACGGGCCACGCACTTTATACCGAGCGTGCCAAAAGAAATGACAAGTTTTACGCGGGTGAGCAGTGGGATAAAGCGGACAAAGACCGCTTAGAGCGTGAAGGGCGTCCTGCTCTTACGCTGAACTTAATACTTTCTACGGTTAACGCCATGATTGGCGAGCAGCTTGACAGAAAGGTCGATGCACACTTTACCCCGTTGGACACTGGTACAGAAGCTACAGCTTTTGCCCTTAACAAGATTGCGCGTGTGATCCTAAATGAAAACAACTATGACGACATAGAAGAAAACGTGTTTTCGGATGGCTTGATTGGCGGCAGGGGTTATTTCGACGTTCGCATGAGCTTCCAGCATAATATTCAAGGGAAGGTTTGCATATCAATGGAAGACCCAATCGATGTAATAATCGACGGTGAAGCCAAAGAAATGGATCCTAAAACGTGGAACGAAGTATTTATATCCCGCTGGATGACTCCTGATGAAATAGGGGCTACGTACGGCTGGGATAAAGTAGAGAAAGTTCAGGTAATGGCCCAAGATACGGGCAGTGGACACGACGACAACTTTGATTTTGGTGATCGTACTTTTGGAGGCGATTCACCTGCGACGCGCGATAATGCAGCGCGTACTCAGCTAAACAGAGTGCGAGTGGTCGAAAGACAATTCTTTAAAGTGGCAGAGCAGTGGTTTTTCGTAGACCCAACAACGGGCGCATTGCGTGCGGTTCCATATGGGGCGGATGAAGAATCTCGCGAATCATTTGCCCAAGAGTACGGCTTTGAGGTTATTAAGCGCAAAGGCCGCCGTGTTCGTATGGTCGTGTCTTGCGATGACGTATTGCTCAAAGACGACTGGTCGATATACCGCTCATTTACAATTGTACCGTTTTTCCCTTATTTTCGTCGTGGCAATCCATTCTCAGCGGTAGACAACCTTATTGACCCGCAGAACCTGCTTAACAAGACAAGCTCGCAGGAGTTGCACATTGTTAATACGACGGCCAACTCAGGCTGGGTGTTACAGGAAGACTCACTGGTTGACATGGACGCGGAAGATTTAGAGGAGCGGGGCGCTGAAACTGGCCTCGTGCTTCAGTACAAACGTGGCTATGAGAAACCAGAAAAAATTACACCTAACTCTATACCTACGGGGATAGACCGTATTAGCCAAAAGGCTGCTAGCACTATCCGTGAAATTTCATCGGTTAACGCATCGATGCTTGGAACGGCTAGAGCAGATCAGTCTGGTAGAGCGCAAGAAGCGGCTACTATGCGTGGTCAGGTGCAAGTATCTGTGGTGCTAAGTAACTTAAAACGTTGCCGCCGAACTGTGCTTGAGAAAATACTAGAGTTAGTCCAGGACTTTTACACCGAGACCCGGTACTTCAACATCATTGGCGATGACATCATGATGTCGCAAGGCGCTAATGAGCAGGTGGGCGTGAACGTACCGCAGGACGATGGCAACATATTGAACGACATTACTGTGGGCGACTATGGTACGGAAGTAGGGTACCGACCCTCCGGCGGAAGTTTAGCGGATAAAGAAATGGACGAAGCTATGCGTCTTCGCGAGATGGGCGTTGCTATACCAGATCACGTTATGGTCCAGTATTCGAGACTGACTAAACGCATGGAGTTGGCTAAGTTCCTTAAAGATTCACAGGGCTTTGGCGAGCAGAGTGAAGAGCAAGCAGCTCTCGAAGAACTCCAGATGGAACACCAAATAGGCATGTTACAGAAGGAGCTTGAGAAGGCTGACGCGGATATTGAAGTGGCACGCGCTACTGCGCTTGAGAAACAGATGAACGCTGAGTCTTTGGAAGACTTTAACAAAGCGGACATTGAAGCGCAGAAGTTAGAAGTTCAACGTGCACTAAAAGAAAAAGAGTTATCACTGCGAATTGCATTGGCAGCTCGTGGACACCAGAACGCTAACACAATGAATGTGCAACGTTTACAAACTTCTGTCGCGATGAAGTCTATGGATATGGCTATAGCTGGCAAGAAAGAACCCCCCCAACCAAAGAGTAAAGATAAATGAGCGACCCCGATAACATTTACGTAGATTCTATCCCTGTAACGAATAACGAGTTTGGGGGCGACGCGGTAGCTGAGGCTAGCGCAGCACCCGAAGCAGCAACGGTTGAGGACCGTGGTGACGATTTTGCACCAATCGAGGAAGGAAGCGAGGTTACCGATACAAATTCTGATCCGAGTGATAATGCTGATAGTGATACTAATACTGATAGTGTCGCTGATAGTGAGGTCGATGGACAGGGGACGGACGAAACTGGCGAAACTGACGAAACTGATGATTCTGAGGAGATGGAGGCAGAGGAAAAGCCGAAGCCCGTCAAAGGCCGAGTCCCGAGAGACCGACTGAACAAGGAAATCGAGAAGCGTAAAACGCTTGAGCGACAAGTTAAGGAACTTCAAAACCAAGCACCTCCCGAGCAAGCACTTCCTGAACAAGTTCCTGCTGCTAAACCTTTCACTAAAGAACAATTTGCAGCCATGCAGAATGCGATGCTTGATGGCGAGACTGAAAAAGGTTTTGAGATATTTGCGGAGATGATGGCTAATCAGTCTTCACAAGTTCGCGCCGACGCTATTGCTGAGACGGACATTCGTGTTCGAAGCGAACTTAATATTGAGCGTGAAAACAACAGTCTTAGCCAAGAAGCACAACATCAAGGTGAGCGATTCCCTGAGTTAGTGGCTGGCGGTGATTTTGCGGATGACGGACTAATTGACGAAGTGGTCGAGACTCGAAATATATATATTGAGCGAGGCGTGGATGCTGCGGAAGCACTGCGCAAAGCGGTTAAGATTGTTTCCTCTGAACACGGGCTCGTTGACCGTAAAGCAGCATCAAAAGCACCATCTAAAAAGAGAGTGGACGTAGCTAACAAAATTGCACTTGCTGATAAAGAACAGGGGAAACTAGGAGGCGGGTCAACGCAGAAACCTGCACCAGTGATTGACCTAACTAAAATTAGTGATTCTCAGTTTTCACGATTGAGCGAAGACGCTAAGGCTCGCGCTAGAGGCGATTACTT